AATAATATTTTATTTATTTTAACTTTTAATTTTTTATAATAATTATATTATAAAATGACAAGTCGCTACGTATCTGTGAGGCCAGATAATTTGCCGAGTAATTCTCGTATTTCATTTAGGAACGGATTCCCAACCTTATCTTTTACGATCCAAAGTCAGCAAGGCATTTTAGATCCAAAATCTATCCGTATTGCGGGTAATCTTGCGGTATACAAAGATAATCTCGCAACTCCCACTCCCGTAAGCACCGCCGACACCGGTGATGATAAAGTAACCATGGATAATCGTCTTGGTGTATTTGCTCTATGGGATCAGCTTATTATCCGACACAATAAATCAAAACAAATATGCGAGCATATACGTCACTATCCAAGATATTTAAGTTCCTACTTGGGACTTGGTTCATCTAAACAAGACTTAATGGGACACCTTAATGAGACTGCTCTTATTCAACCCGACCCCGAAGTGTTCTTTAAAACTGTTGTTGCGAATAACCCCGCCGTAGCATCTGCTGATGTTAAAAAGAGTTTCTCGTGTCATCTACCATGTGGTTTCCTAATGAGTGATAATAAAATCAATCTCATGGAAAGTTCGTTCGGGGGGATACAGATAGAGATTCATTTATCGCCCGATAGTAATTGTTTATTTAATCCGGGTGGAGTTTCTACTAATATCCTTGATGCTCATTATGAACTTAAAGATTTAGAATTAACTTTTGAAGTTACTGATATTCCCTCTGATCAAGTACAAGCGATGTCGCGTGAAACAAGCGGTCAGTTAGAATTTAATACGATTACATCTCTCTACACGTCTATCAACTCTACAAACGCTCAATTACAATTCAGTCTTGGTCTTAAACAACTCCAATCTATTTTCCTTAACTTCTGCCCTTCATCTCACATCAATACATTTACTCAAAATGGTTTAGCGACAACGTATCCTTCTAAAAGTGATGGCTCAATTGCTCACTTTAAAAGAGTTCAGTGGTTACGTGGGGGTGTTAAATATCCTTGCGAGTATGATATTGTAACTAATATTGATAAAGATAGTAATACTGCTGTTGTAGACCCACAAGTCCTTAAAGCGTTTATTGATAGTGTTATCCCCGAATATTTAGTTGATCGTTCTGCGGTATCTAATGAAAACAACAATAGAGCATATAATCTTGGTAGCGGTGATGATAGTTATAAGTCGGTAAGGGATTCTGGAGCATTATTCGGCATAGGACAAAAATACTCGCAATTCAATAGCGGACAAGATTTTTCCAATCTTCAGTGGGGTTTATCGTTAGAAACTGATTTAACAGATGATAGCCCGCAATCAGTCTTTATTTATGCTAAAGCCCGTGCTGTATTAGTATGGAACCAAAACTCGGTTCAACTCATTCAATAAAAATATATTGATTAATATATATGAGTGAAGAAATTATCCATTTAGTAGAACATTTATCTCAATATAAATCAATCCAAGAATTATATAAATTTACAAAAGAATTATATGATTATGTAAGTTTATTAGTTGATACTGATTATTCAACTGAAGAATCACAATCAAGTGAAGAAGAAGAAACATCAATAAAAGAAACAATTAAAATAAAAAAAGATGATCATGGATTTTATTGTTTGGATTAAGTAAACTTATAATATATATCACAAAACTTCTTTTTATTTTCTCTTATATCACTATCTAAACGTTGTTCTGTAAATAACGCCGGATATACAAATGATTTGGGTATATCTGTTTGTGAGTACATTACATCTATCGCACGATATCTATCACAACTGATAATTTTATCATATAATTCTTGGGCTATTTCCCATTTTGGAATATAATACGCAAGAGTTGTCATAATTTTAAATTCACTTTCATCAACAAGATTAACTCCATAATAAATATCTAATTTATCTCTATTTAATGGTTGAGTTATTTGTGGGTGAGTAAAAAATCCTCCAAGATATGTGATGCAATTATCTAAAAAATTATTCTCATCAATATCCATGATACCACACGCATCATCTTCAAGAATAACAACTTTATCCAGTTTTAATTTTATAATATGTTCTAATAATCTCATATGTGATTTCCAACAAGCTATTTTTCCTAAATGTTGTTTTGTATGTTTAATATTATGAAAACTTATCATTTTTTCAACCATAGGATCATTATCCTTGATTTCCGCCCAAGAAGTAGCATCCCATCTTACATATCCTTTATTTTTGAATTTTTCCCATCTATCTTTCCTTGTTGCTAAATTAATCACAAAAGTAGTAACCATTTATATCTTAAAACACATAAAAAAGATATCTTTTTTTTAGTTAATTTCTATTCAATATGAAAATTTTAAAACTTTGTATCAATAATTTTTATATTGATATTATTATAAAATGAGCGGTCCTCCACCAGAAGATGTACCATCCGGAACTGTTATTCAGAAGTATCAGCCTACTGTCCCTAATTTCATGCGTTTGGGTGAAGTCCCAGTTGATTACCTACAAGAAATGGAAACTGACTTACTTGAGCCAGTCGTATTCCAAGAAGGGAATGGATCTACGGTTGATGGTTTCGTAAGATTTCAGCTTCAGAACAAAGGATTCTTGCATTCACATAGTAAAATTTTTATGAGTTTAACTCCTCCTTCAGCTGTTACTCGTGCTGTATTACCCCCTAATGTTGGGATTGGTTCAGTAATTAAAAGAGCAGTTTTAAAGATTGGTAATAAAGTATTAAATGAAATTAGTGATTGGGATCACCTACATGCCTTTCATTCTACAAGAATTTCTAATGAAAATAATAAAGAGCGTGAAAATTATGTGAGTGGTCGTTATATGTCCCGAAACTTTGACTTTGAAGATGGAACGGGTCCTAATCTTGATGCGGTTGGTACTCTTATACAAACGTCTCGTGATCCAACAGTAGAGTATGGGACTACGGTTGATACAGAGCAGATGCCTTTTGCGGTTATGGACGGCGGTTCGCCCGCAGAATCTCCATCATATGCTGTTGATTTAAGCGACCTTTTCCCTTTCCTTAAAGTACATCAACTCCCATTATACATGATACAAGAACCGGTTACAATTGAACTAACACTACGACCACCTATTAATCATCGTGCTGTCCGTGTTACGGGAACGGCGGAGCAATCTTTTGTATTAGATCAAAATGAATTAAAGTTCTGTGCTGATTATATATATTATGGAGCAACTGATGAAATGGAACGTTACGCCGCCGAGAATAAAGTTCTTACTTTTCCGTTTGTTGATTATCGCGGTGTATCAACGACTGTGTCGCAATCTTCACTCCAGACGGCGACTGTGCGAAATATCGGAATGGCTTCCAGATTAGTGAATAAAGTAATCACTATGATTAATGGTGATAGATCCGGTGAAAATAATATCTTACTCAATCTTGGTGCTGTATCTATGGCGGTAACTTCGGGACAACCCGGATCTATTGAATATAATATTAGATATAATGATAAATTTGAATTCTCATCTAATGTAACTAATACAGCAAGATTGTACTCACTATTACAGAATGCGGAAACTATGGTATTTATTAGTCGTGATGAATATTCAAGTGAAGGCGGTGCTTTGGCGGGTGGAACTCTTACTACATTTGAACAGAAAAGTCAAACAGAATTCAGAGGTCATTTTTTCTACAACTCTACGAAGCTTACCGGCGGGCGTGTTGGAACAAGAGGTATAGAATTACACCTAACGTGTAATGATGTAAGGTCATCAGCAACAACTCTCCGCAACTATTGTGAATATATGCGATCAGCACAATTAGAGAATGGAATGATCACAGTATACAATCTATAAATATTTTACCCATATATAAGTAATTTACCCAAATATAAGTAATCAATAAAATCAAGAATTTATAAAACCCTTTACAAAAAAAATTTATTATTCATTAACACTTTTTACAAATACTCATTTATTATTTTACCCATATATAAGTAATTTACTCATATATAAGTAATTTATACTTTTAGTTTTTTTAGTTCTTCTTTTAGTTTTTGGACTTCATCAATATAATTATCCATTAGTTCTTTGTAAAACTCTTCATCTACTTTTTCAGTTTGGTGTAGTTCTTTTTTTATATCAGATATTTCTTCTTTTAGTTTTTTATTTTCACTATATAGTTGTAGTTTCTCCGTGATAGATTTTGAAGCTTTTTCCCATAAGAAATCTTTTTCTTCTTTTTCACGCTGAAGTTCATCTTGTAAATCAAGGATATAGTCAACAAGGGTACAGTTCTCGCACATATAGAGTTGTTCGGTAGTGTATGAGTCCATGTTTGTTTATTTGTATGTATATGAGTTGTTTTTTTGTGGTTTTAATCTAAATATGTCCCTCGTCAAATTTTTAGAGAATGCCAATCCACAGAGTTAAATACAGTTAGTATATGACTCTTTGTTTAATTTTACTATCTTAAACTAAACTAAAATATACAATCAAATTATTTAAGAAGCAACTTTATTTCTACTCTTATTTCTAAAAATATGAGTATTTATTCACTCTTCTTGACATAAACAGCTTGGGCGGTTGATACATCATGTCCCATCATTTTAGCATCTTTTTCTTGTTCTTCTTTTAATCCACTATATTTAGATGATAAATAGATCTTACGGATAAGAGTTGAACTGATACTTTTATTAATTAATCGTTTGCTTTGTTTTAATAATAGTTGAGACAAAGCATTTTTTGTCATAGGAAATATATTATCCCCTAATTTATAATCCATTAATTTAATATACATTCTCATGATTGGTTTTAGATCTTGGGGAACCGGTACAATATTTTCAGAATAGGTCTTACTCGTTTTATAATAATTATAAATGAACTTCATATTTCCTCTTTCATCAACAAGATAATTAGTGGTTTCCTTATCTTTTTCACTTAATCTTTTATATTCTTTTTGTGATGTATAAATCATATTAGATGCATCGTTGCGAGTAGGGATTCTTGTTAACATACTAAACAATACATATGCTCTTAATTTAGATATATCGGGTTTAGTTAATCTTTGTTTTTTCTTTAATGGTAAGACTTCTTTTTTTAGTGTAGCTATCATGGAATTGAGTTCTTCCATGGTTGTGAAGTTCTTACCTTGCTTTTCACTAATGACACCCGACTTATTCTCTTCTTCATATTTTTGATTTCCTTCATCACGCATCTCGCTGTAAGTTTCAATTAGTTTTTTCATTTTACCATCATCATCAATCGCCATGAGTAAAACAATAATCGCATTATACATATTTCTTTGAGTTGTATAATGTAAATCATTAATTTTATCTTTTACCTTACTTGGGTCTTTTAGAAAATTATAATTATCAGTATTGAATAACTTCTTTAATTTTCTTAAATTGGCTTCATATTGTTTTATGCTGACTTCTCTTAAATTGGGTCTGCTTTTAGAAATCAAGCCTTTAGTTTCTTCGGGACTACTGTTCATTTTATATATAGTTTAGATTTTATTTTT